GGAAGAGTCAGTTATCAATTATGGGGATTATGATTATGAGTCAATCATTAACTATGAGCAAGGGGGGGAAAATTTCAGTGGATCTCACGACGCTGTATATATTGAGCAACTAAATGCTAACCATAGTGATCCAGGAGAGTCTGAGAGTGAGGGAGAAGTTTCGATTGTGCTAGGTAGATACCCTGAAATACACATAGCACCGCAACAAGAGGAGAATAACAATCAACCCGAGATTGTATTTGGGCCAAATCCGGACATACAGATCATAGATGAACCCAATGATAGTTCAGTTCCTGAAATCCGACTGAGACTCGAGCCTAGCTCGACGTTGCAGGATTTTCAGTAATGTCCCAACCAGCGTTGCATGTAAAACAAGATCAGATAATCGTAAAAGGATTGTGCTACTCTGATCTTATGCAGCGCGAATTAGATTTCCCCGTGGACCCTATCCACAAACATGAGGGAATATCATTAAGCACAAAGCTAGAGGCTATAGAATGTACATGTCGAGGTGAAGAAGAAAATGCTTGTCGTAGAATACTACCAGTGGGAATCAACACAACACCAGTTATTGTTTACAATAATTGTGCCCGCACACTATATGCAGCATATCGACGTCAACTCAAGTTAGTACCAAAAACCGATCCAATAGTAGGTGATAAACTCAGACAATTCATGGATAACTACTATAATAAATACTGCGATGAACACATCAAAAACTTTGATTACTCATATTCACAGTGGTATAACAGTATGGTCCGATCAAAACAAGACTCAATTGATCAAATAAATTTAGCAGATATATTAAAGGTTAAATACGGACTATTTTGCAAGCGTGAAAAGCAAGAAATGGGGGGTAAAAATCGAGCAATATCCAGTATATGTCAATGTACGAAGTATGTTATGGGACCAGTTGTATGGGCCCTCGAGGAAGTAGCAGATGTGCACTTCCCAGGATATTGTGGAAAAATGAGCTGGGAGCAATTAGAAACTTTTTATGAAGAAACATATGCTGCTGGTTTCACACACGTTGTGCAGGGGGATGGATCTGGGTTTGACTTGACTCAAAACAATTCAGTGAAATATATTGATAGAAAAATCTACAGTAAAATTGCTGATTATGGTAAAGTCCACCATGTTGAAGGTGATGTATTCAAGGATGTTTCCAATCGATTAAAACGCAAAATGGAGGCACAGTTATACACAAAAACAAGTGGAACACTCAAACAATCCACAGCAATGGTTGACGGCACAGTATTCAGTGGTTCATCTGACACAACAATGATGAACACACTAAGAATGTCTATCTATATAATGTTCACAATGGAACAAGCAGGATTGGAATATGGAAAAGACTATGTACATAAGTGTAAGGGAGATGATTTCGTAATATTCACAAAAGAGTTGCATGATTTTGATACAATGTTTTACAAATATTGGTGTAAACCAATAAAAGATGCAAACACATATGATTATTCACCATACGGTATTGGACAGATACTTAAATTTCTCAAGGTATCAGGATATGATGGAATTGACTTTTGCTCAACAACAGTCATACCATATGGCGATGGCAAATTCAAAATTGTACGCAAACCAGAGCGAGTGAATCCAATGTCACACTATTCCAGAATGGCATTATCAATGAGTAGCGCTGAATTAAAACAATATTACTTAGATTTGGCAGACTCAATGGAAACTAGTTGTGGGAAAATACCTTATTACAATGATTACACTATAGCATTTCGACACCACGCATCACTAATAACAGCTGAACCGATACGCAGAAAAAATGGCAAGGGTCGTAAAATTATGCCTTGTGATGGACACAGGCAAATAGGACACAACAATGATGATAAATTCGATGCTTATGATCAAGATTTTCGTCGTGTTGTAAATGAGAGAAAGAGTTCACGAGTTGTACCAAATGAAGTTGTACTAAATTATTTCAATGACAAGTATCATTTGACTTCATTTGACTTAGAAAACCACGCAAAAATGCTTTTGAAGAGTGAAAAGCAAATATTTGACTACATAACTGGGACAATAAATATATAGTTATGAGCAAATAAACACACGTTGAGGAGGTGGGCAACCACCACTTATTTTAAAAACCGAGCTCTTCGGTCCCAC